AGCCAAGGAACATAAAACAAATCCAGTACGCATACTCGCAGTTGAGTCTACTGTTGATAATTTGGTTCAAATGGTTGACAAAGAGGGCTATCCTTTTTTAAAGGCTCTCGATTATATCGACAGGCATGTGAATGAACGATTAGACTCGCTAGGATTACCTGATGCGTCGTTACCAGAAATTGATTACGCCAAGAAGTATGCTTCGGTCATTGATCGCCCTGTAAATTTCAACGACATCGTGCAATACGGCAAGCAGCAAGTCGCTGACACTGCAAAGGGTAAGCAGCAGCAAGAGGCTGAGAGAATCTTTAAGAAGTTCGGTAGCATTGATCTGGATGAATCCGCCTACTATCGAGCTGTTTTGGGCGAGGTTCCTAAGGCAAAGAAACAAAAGAGTCTTATTAATGAAACCGGTGTTGAGGGAAAGGCTCCTTCTGCTGTAGATGCTAGCCCAGAAATACCTCCAGTAAAGCTAAATGAGCCGTTCGTTCACAATACGCGAGTGATGGTTATTACTGAGGTAAACGGTGTAAAAGTTCCGTTCTATCTCAGCACTGGAGAGGGAGGAAAGAAATCAGTACCTACTGGTAAATGGTATCCTTTCTTTGGTGTTGGCAATGATAAGTGGATCAACAAAGGTTCAGAGAAAGCAATTAATGATTTCTATGGCAGTCCCTCCCTGAGAGCTAAGGCTGAAGAGCTAAATAACTCATTAGGACCAAATTATAAAATTAGTCAGCCAGATTTGCCGATTGCATTTGATAACACAAAAAAGCTTTCTGGTGATCGACGCTACGTTGCCGCTGATGTTAATGAGGGATTTAGCCCAGTTAGCTGGCAGTACGCCGCAGACAATTATAAGTTACATGATGATTACATTAGCAATGCGGTAGCGAGGATTGAAGGACGAAGTGCTGATCCTAAGAGTGCCGCGCAATCTGGTGCTGATGTTGCACCGAAAGCTAGAACCTACAAGCGAACCAGTGATGGTGACTATCTATCTGATGACGGCAGGGTTTCTGTTGTCAAAACAGGCAGTAACAAATATGAGCTATCGATCGACGGCGTTGCGATAGAGGATTACCCAACTCTGGCAATCGCCAAGAGGCAAGCTGAGATCCAAATCAATAAACCTAAAAGCAAAACACTCTTTGATGAAGAACCAAAGCAGACTGGTTATCAAGCGACTATCCGTAATAAAGCTAAGAGACCAGAGCACGGCGACGATAGCGGAATAAAAGAAAAATCTGCAAGGACAATCTATGTAGATGAACGAGGTAGTGGTCTTTCTGCTGCTAATATGACTGATGTCGAGGATGCACAGATAATTTTTCATCCTGACAATACAGTTTCACTTGCTTGGCGAAACCCAAAAACAGGAAAGCTCAGCGCTTCAAAAAGCACAGTTAAAGTTCCATACTTCACGGAGCCAGCAGTAGGTTTGCAACCTCTGGAGGTTTGGAATAAGTCAGATTCCAAGCCAGATATTCCGGTCGAAAGTGTCGAATCCTACAAAGAAATGCACCTCGGAAACAAAATTACTGAGATTACCAAAGATACACCTGCTAGGTTTAAGACAGCCCGAGGAAGTGAGTACACGATTCTTGATACTGATTCTGCAAGTGACCTTAAGCTCACAAATAAAAAAGCTAAAGACAAAGATAAATCGTTACCAAGTCACGAGGCTCTTTTTAGAGAAGACCCTGAACTGTATCAGAGATGGAAGGATGGAGAGGTAGAAGAGTTAAGTCGCTACACCAACAACCCAGAGCACGATGGTATTTACTTCGACTGGGTTGATGCTGGACTAGGATATCCTTGGCCTAGACTTGTTCGAGGTAATGAGAGCGTATGGGAGAAAAATCGATTTTACGTTCAAAACGCCGCATCAGATCTGAAGCTAGAAGATTACGTTAAAGGGCCTGCTAAGCCATTGCCTCGGTCGCCTAAGTCGAAAACTGAAAAGCCAGTAGTCGTTAGCGAAAAGGCGAAAGATCTAATTGATGCAGCATCGGATAAAGCAGATGAGACAGTTGTCCCTGCTGTAGATAAAGCCAAAATTGCTCGAATCGACGGCTGGGTAAGGTTCTTGGGGAATGCGACAGAACCTAAGACGCAGCGACCTAAGTACTCGCCTAAAGAGATCGAGATCGCAAGGCAGGTTGCGTACGGCGACATAGAAAAGGCACTCATCGAGGAGCGACAACTAAAGGCTCGAAACGCTGCGCCGAGAATTGGCGTGATGAAGTTTGTTCAGTCAGCCGTAGCGAATAAGATACTGCCTGAAGGAGCGGTACAGGAAGCTAGTCAATTCGCAAGAAATTTGATAGTCAAAGAGCAGCTATCAAAAATAAATCCCGAATCCATTAAGACTGCTGCACAAGCAGAGATGCTGGCGACAAGAGATATATTTACAGAGCTTAGTCAAGAAGATAAGGCCCTCTTCACTGGCTCAAAAGATTTTGGCAAACAGGTCGGTGAGGCATACAGAGACATCCTGGCTAAGGGCCAGGTGTCAAAGCAAGCTAAGCCACCTAGTACTCTGGAATCCGCTGTTGCGCAATCCATCGATGACAGTCCCGCATCTGGTTCCACTACAACCCAGATTAACCTTAATACGCTAGAAGGTTTGCCCGATGACGTAAAACCAATCATCGGAGAAATGACAAGCAAGATTGGTAAGCGCTTGTTTGATGACGTAAAGGTAGAAATGGGAGGCATGGGAAGGAGTGCGGATGTAGCGGGAAGCTATGACTTGAAAAATGTATCCATTCGGATCTATGATGCAGCAGTCAAAGCGGGTGAAATCGATAAGACACTAATACATGAGCTTTGGCATCACTTATCGACATACCTTCCGGAGGAAGAAGTCCGTTCGATCTATAGAGAATATGAAGACATACTTGCAAATTACAAAATGAATCGGTCAGGGCCAATTCCGTATGAGCTGAGTAATGTCGACGAGTACTTTGCGTTTACACTCACGGAACTTACTAAGAAGTATGTTGGTCGCGAAAAGCCAGTGACACTTATTGGCAAGACGTGGGCTAAGATAGTTGATGTGTTTGAGTACATCTGGGATGCGATTCGCCAAACACTTGGCTACGATCAAACTAAGGCCATCATGAAGAAGTTCCTATCCGGCAAGAAAGCAGATGCCGCTAGAGTTTCTGATCAAGCAATGGCGATCCGTATGGCTAAGAAGGTTGATCCGCGCGATCCGACTGGGATTTTTAACAGGAGTCTTAATGCGAAAGTCGAAGACATAGGACTTGGCGACATCGATTTAGAAAACGGCATACTGTACTCCATGCTGGATGAAACTGAATCGTCTGTAAAACAAACTACAACAAAAGCGTTTAAGAAATGGTTCGGTGACTGGGAGAAAGATCCAAAGAATGCGAGTAAGGTTGTTGATGTAGATGGTAAGCCGCTGGTGGTTTATCATGGAACGACTGCACTAGAAGACTTCTCTCGTTTCAGTAATCCATACGCTGAGGACATGAGTGGTAACTTCCACATGTTCTCTGATAACCCAGAATATTCTGCCAACTTTTCAGACGGCAAAAATGGCAGGATTTTTCCAGTATATCTTGATATCCGAAACCCACTTGACCTAACCTCTCTTCCTAGCAGGAGAGGCGATGTGAGGATTAAGCTGGAGAAACTTCTTAGACAGGCTGGCTTTGAGGATCCAGAATTACTTAAGTCGATTCCGCACGAGCGTGATTTGTTTCAGTTTATAAATCATGGCCAGATGAAAAACGGAAAAACATTCCGACAGAGATTGGCAGATGAAGCAGAGAAGCTAGGCTATGATGGGATAAAATTTAGCGATGCCTTTGGAAACCTAGAGAAAGGTGACATTAACGGCAACACTTTCGTGGTATTTGATAGCTCGAAAATCAAGTCTGCTACTGGCAACCGTGGTACGTTCGATCCAAAGTCCGGCAACATACTTGAATCAAATGCGCCACCTGCGCCTGCGTCTCTAACTTCAGAGCAGATTGCCGAACAGCTCTCCGGGTTTCGATCCGCCAAGATCGGCAAGGGAATTGATACTGCTGCTCAAACAGTACTTGACTCCGCACTAGGTCGATCTCTTACTGCTCTGTTTGATCAAAGCGTTCTTGGGCAGCTATCTAAGGCTGGCCAAGAAGCAGCACGATTGGCATTCACTGGATACAGAAACGCCATCTATCGAGAGCGTATGTATATGTCCAAGTTCCTAAGGACTTGGTACGAGACTCCAAGTATTCGCGAAGATGAAATCATCCGATCTGAGCTTGCTCCTATCGATGAGTACATTGCACGAGCAAACGGAAACAAAAAGGAAGCTGCTATCGCACAGCTCGTTGATGCAAGAAAGATTCAAAACCAACGAGTCAATGACATTAGAAGGCTTCTTGAGGTGGGCATTCGGGATAGTGAAGGTCGCATCATACGTGAAGCAATACCTGTCTCACCGGAGCAGCTTCCCTCGTGGGTGCAGCCTCAGCAAAGGCAGCAGATTGCGGACATGATAACGTCGTTCAGATATAAAACTCTGAATATGTTGCGTGATGAAAATGCAAACGGCGTACTGACTGAGGCAATTGATGGATACTTCCCTCGTCTGCTGTCAGAGCTTCCTGGTAGCAGCTCTATGCCGTGGAATCCAAACTACGGCAAGCTGCTTGATCCTGGTCATCCTAATCAGAAGAAGCGAACATCTTATCTGGTTGGCTATAGTGACGGGACTTCTGTCATTAACGATATTTCTGTCGACCCACAGTTCTCTGGTAAGCACACAGCCAAGAGAGTAAAAGAGAAACTGACTCGCAAGGAAGTTTTGCCGGAAGCAAGACTGCTGTGGCAAAAGTATGGGGAACGACTCGATCCAAGGTACGCCGAGCTTTCATTCGATCAGTTGATGCTCGAATCTCCAGGTCTAGCGGAGAAGGTTGAAGGGCTCACAAGATCCATGATGGAGCTTGATCCTGCTCACGCGAAATTCCAGATCCCACTTTTCTCAAACGACCTTTTTTCTGGGTTTGAGTTGCGGCTTGAACATCATCATCGATCCATAGCTCACGCCAAGGCTATCCAAAAGCTAATATCAGATCATGCTACATCCAGAACTATGCTCGACTACGACAAGAACGGTGTCACTATCAGCAAGGTTCTTGAGAAATCTTCCTATGATGATCCAAGACCAGTCAAGTTGGTACTTGGTAACATGCCGAAGAAAACTATTCTGGAAGCTGATAAGACTTTCTGGAATACTATGGTTGCGAATCGTGCGAACCTTATCAAAAAAGCACTTCAAGAAAATAAAGACTTCGTGATTGACTTAGATGGGCAACGAGTACCTCTTAATGTGCAGCAGGGAACTGCGATATTTAAGAACATCATCACTCCAAACAAAAAGTTTAACACGACTAACTATGACCTGATGATTCAGCACAATCCAGCCGATCCATCAGATCCAAGTGCTGCACTGTTTTTTGCTGTTATCGACGATGGTATACCACAAGAACTAAATGTCAGCATACCTAACCCTCTTAACGCTACTGAAGCACGATATCGATCGTCACTGCCTGACGATATCCTAACAGAAATGATTGTTGTCCCTGAAGATGTAGCAGAAGCTATTGGTAAGTTCGTTAAAGGGCCGAGGTCACTTGAGGAAGTTAGGCCGATGATTCGTGGCTATGACAAGCTTACGAATATGTGGAAGATGATGCAGACGGGTATGTTGCCGTTTCTCTCCTTCCACACTCGTAACCTTGGCAGCGGTCAGGCATCTAATTTGTTTCTAGGGACACAAATAGATCCACGGTTTTCCGAGTTTAACCTTGCCAATCCAATGACCTATATTAATCCACTGAGGTCTGTATTGGAGCCAATGCGTGATGCGCATCGCATTGCAACCGGCCAAACCATTCCAGGTATTTCCGAGGCACCAATCTTTGCTGGCAAGAATCTTACCGACGAACAGGCTACCGAAGAGCTACGTAAGATCATCTACGCTAATGCTATCGTAGGTGAGAAGCAAGGTATCTCTGCTGAGCAGTTGATGGATACGATTGGGACTGCTGCTACTCAGTATCCAGGTGTTGACGGTTCAAGAAGTGTCAATCCTCTGCGTGGGCAATTCTCGCCGCCGGTGCCTGAATCGACCTTCGCGCAGAGATGGTTCATGCCTTGGATGAGTAAAGGCGTTTTGGCTGACAAGGATATATTCCGACCAGGCCAGCTAGGTCGCGATCTGGGTCAGTACACCGAGTCGCTCAATAGGCTCTCGCCTTTCATTTCTATGATCCGGCGAGGCTACGATCCTCAAGCAGCGGCAGCATTAGTAAACAAGGCTCAAGTGGACTATACTATGCTGTCCAACTTCGAACGCGAGTACATGCGCCGAATGTTCCCATTTTATAGTTACACCCGAGGCGTTACGCCGTTTGTGTACGGACAGCTTATGGAGCGACCTGCTGGTGCGATGGGTCGTCAGATCATTGCGACCACCAGAGCAGGTCAAACTGACGAGCAAGGGGTCACTCCGGACTACATCCGAGAGACAGCCAGCATTCCGCTTGGTGTGTCAGAGGATGGAACTAGGAGCTACATCACTGGTTTCGGTATGCCGTACGAGGATCCTCTACAGTTTGCACAGATCGCACGAGGTAATGTGTCGGGCCTGCTCAGAGAGCTTGGCTCACGACTCAATCCAGTACCTAAGTCAGTCATCGAAACAGCAACAGGCCGATCACTTTATCAAGCAGGGCCGTTTGGTGGTCGTGAAATTGAAGACCTCGATCCAACGATAGGTCGCATTAGAGCCAACATCAGTGACCTAATGACCGGCGAGAAAACAGAGCGGGCACAGCCATTCCTAAACAACCCTTGGCTGGAGTACGCTATTGCAAACTCTGGCTTGGGTCGAACGCTCAACACCATTCGTACTGCCACCGACCCTCGCAAGTACGACACGATCCCCTGGAAGCTACTGCTAAACCTCGGTACGGGTGTGCGAGTCGCAGACGTTTCGCCGTCAGCACAAGATGCCATACTCCGCGAACGATTGGCTAGAGTGATGAAAGACTTCGGCGGTAGAATGTACACTCGCCCCTACTTCCCAGATTATGCTCAAGAAAGCTGGACACCAGAGCAAGCCGCAGACGCTGCGAAGATCGAGGGCATTATGAAACTGCTAAACCAGAGAGCCACTGATAGAAAAAGAATGGAAGCGGCGCAATAAAAAAGGGGAGGTAGCCACACACAAAAGCCACCTCCCCCGACAGCCAACGATCTAGTGGACAACTAACGCTAGATCGTTGGACCTTGAGGATCAACGATTTCTGGTTGGAAGTCAGGCTCTGGGTCTGCCTCTTCAATAATTGGCAAGCCTTCGTCCGACCATTCGACATCAAACAATTCTTCGACCAACTTGACTTCACCGAAGCCAGGAGGTGCGAACGTGTTAATTGTATCGACCGCTTTGAAAGAAAACAACGGTCCTTCACTCTTGTTGCCACCATCATCCACGTACACAAGATGAATGCTGGCCTCTACGTCTTGCGGCACAATAAAGCTGGTCTCAGTATCATTAACATCCAGTGGGTGCTCTACCTTCTTACCATCGAAATGGACACATAAGAGCTGAGACTTTAGGTCACCAGCCTTAGGAAACTCTGGCAGCGACACCGAATAAACCAAACCGTCACGCACATCAGCCATAAACACCTCACCATTGAGAACAGGTAATACACTCGGAGGAACAGGTAATGTCCTGAAAAAACTCGTTAGCCAATTCAGCAGCCAGTAAAAAAGCTGTCTCACTTTTTTGCCTCCTGCGACTGATAATTCATGCAACGCGCCATGATCTTGTCGGCCACAGCCATCGCTACATTCATAGTGAAGCCCACATGCTCCACCTCGTTCTGGCTGCGAGGCAGCTCAATCATCACGATCTGAGTTCCGTCGTAAGCATTCTGACCTACGATCTGTCCCAAGGTGACATTAGGTTCTTTGCTGTACACACGACAATTTTCTGGATCGCTCATAATTGGCTTCCCCCTGTATTGTTCCAAACCAGAAGGTTTCTTCGAAAAGCATCACGCGCGCGCGCATCCCACGATCCTCTTCTAACTATAGTGAGGATGTATTGGTTACTGGTGTATTGATTCCAACCAGATAACCTAAGGGTAAGTTAGAAATACACCGACTCATTGGCTTCCTAAAAAGTTGATGGAAGCTTTGTCGGTGCGCAGACATACAACTCCCCGCTACCAAGTGGTAAAACGAAGTTGTGTCTGCACAGCTATCAAAACTACAAGTACGCTCTTATGGCGATAAAATGTGGATAGTGTGCATCGTACTGGCGCATTATACCGTACGACCTGGAAGCTGCTTCGACTAGAAAAATGCCTAGCCCCCGACTCGGATCTCTTCCTTAGACCTATCCTGTGTTCTTCGTCGGCTCCCCCCAGTGAACACGATTTCGAGAGTGACGCTGAAGTGTCTCAGCTTTCGCCTACCCGTCCATCACTCAAGTCCCTCATCACAAGCCGGTCGATACCCTTTAAGGTTCTTCCTACGCCAAGCCAGATTTAGATCCGGAAGCCCCTTTAAGGGCACAATGACGTAGCTTGCTCAGGCTCCTTTTTTAGCGTGCGGATTTCCACGCCCACTGTCCTAGCCGTGGCTGCTAACCGATCGAGCAGGAATCGAACCTGCGTTACCCAAAGCAAGGAGGTTGGTCTACCACTGACCTATCGATCGTAGTTGGTGATAACACTACGTAGTGTACGCACTGTTACGGGTTGTAGGCAATTAGTTGTATTCAATAAATTCAAAAATTGTTCATCTTTTTTTCGCTTGTTCGATCTTGCGTATTAGATCGCGCTGGCTCCAGGGTGGACGGCAGGTGTTATTCCATTCCATTAGTAAATCAAGAGTGCTCTGTTCACTCAGTCCAAATCCGTCTAAGAGAGCCAATGCCGCAGTGTAGGTATGGGTGTGACCGAATTGTCCTGCAACGGCAGGGCCGTGTGCTATGAGCCAGTTTCGGGCTTTCTGGACAGTGTATTCAGTTACATCCTTTTTATTCCTCCGAGGAGTCATAACTGGATCTAGTGTCTTGGGCTGCATGCGCCTTAGGAGTTTGTCCAAAGCGTCAGAGCAATCATGTATCTGGGTATGCCAGTTGATTCGCTTCGAAGTAAAAGCAAAAAACCTATTGCGACCATAGACTTCCAAGCCAGGATTCTTGCCCGTGACGTTAGGTGCGTCGATTTTTGCCTTGAGCCGAATCCCAGAAGGTACATCACCTATGCCATACAGTTTGATGCCAGTACCGCTTGGGCTTATTTCTACGTAACTATGGAATCGATCTAGGATCGAGCAGGCCCAAGGGGCAAGTGTCTTACCATGTACGCAGCCATCCAGGTCTATACCAAATAGTCCATTGCCGTCGCCTAAGATAAAACCTAGACCCTCGTAGCGGTTTCCTCGCTGGAGGAATCGTTGATATGCCTCGTCGTAGCCACGCCACGTCGTTGGGTTGTTGGTTTTTGCTGGCTCCTCAGTGCGGGGATCTATCGGGACTTTGATTTCAGCACCGTCTCGATGCCATATTCGCCAAACAACCCAATTCGGCAGTGCTCGCATCACGCAAGGAGGAGACTCCTGCCACACTGGTTTTAGTTCTCTTGGAGATTCGTTAGTTCTGATTGTCAGTATGTGGTGCCTGGGCTTGGTACTCACTATCGCACTCCGAGCACTGAACAATTTCGGGATGGAAAATAAGCGACTCATTGAATTCTTCTGGTAGGTTGTTCTGTTGTGCTACCTGAAGCCAGAGTGCTTCTCCAGGATGGGAAACGATTGGCATTACTATGTTTCGATGACCGCAGTTTTCGCAGTCGAAGTAGCTACATGGGTGCAGCTCAATCTTTTCTTTTGCCATAAAGATTCTCTTTTCGGAGGCAGTAAATACAGGGAAATATGTAAATGCGTTTGTCGCAGCCTTTGCAGCGACGTGCGCGACTGGGATCTATCTGGCGGAAGTTGTCTATCGGTTCAGAATCTATTTGCTTGCGAGCTTTTATCTCTCGTAGTCGGCGTTCAATCTCGAAGTGATTTGGCTTCCAGGGCGGATCGTTCTGTGTTGAGGTCTCGGTGGATCGCTTCGGATTCGGTAAATCGTTTCTTGGCATACCTTGCCTCCAGCTTTGGTATTAGCGTATCGATAACATCCTGTAGAGAGTAGCCTGTGGCATTGAGCGCCAGCACCACGTACCAGATTACGTCACCGCACTCTTCCAGTACGTTGACTCGATCAAGTGGCTTGCCATAAAAAATATGTTTCTTCACTTGGTCGAGCAGTTCACCAGCTTCAGTAGCGATGCCGGTTGCCCCATGCAATAGTCGTATGTTGTTGGCTGCGCGAGCTGCTTGGCTTGCATGATCGTCAGCCTCAGTCCGTAGACATTTATCTTCAAATTCTTTGATGTTCATTCTTGGCTCCTTGCTTCTGTTGTCCAACCAAACTTAGGATCAAACTTAGATCTACTCTCGACGGTATAGATTGTTTCTTGTCTTAGAATGCCTACAGGAAATTCAAGTTTGTTGTCGGTGAAACTCTTCTCAGTAAACACACAGTGATTATTTGGTGCGATGACCAGCGAACCATCGTTACACTCGACAAAGTAAAACTCTTTTGCTTGTGCAGGATTCTCTGAGAACCCATCACCAACTGGTGCTACTGAGAACAGGTAACGCCCACGCAGGTCGATGTCCTTCATCTTGACTCGACATACCAGTCCGCTTAGATACGAATACTCTAAGCATGTGAAATCGTAGCCGTAACAATCCCATAGCTGGCAATCGCTAGCAGTCCTGGCAGGTGATCCTGTTTCGCAGAATGAGATCGCGTGTGGTGGTAGGTTCCGATACACGGCACCACACTCCAGAAGCACAGTGAGACCCCATGCTCGACCAGGATGTGAGACCAATCCAAACCACACCGCAGGCACCAGAGCCCCTTTCGTGCCCGTCAAAAATTGTGGCTTGACATACACGTACTTGTGCTTTGGTATCTCCCCTATTAAATGATTCTGTTGCATCATCAATTCCCCTGAAATAAGGCCGCCTGCTTAGGTTGTGCAGTGACTGCATAGGGTGTGGTTGTTCACTATGGATTTTTCAGATTCTTCTGATGTCAGTCGCATTTCGATAACCTCCATTTCTCTTGAAGTAATTTCCTCAGGCGATGGCATGCTTTCGCCGGTGTACCATGAATAAAAATCGTCATCGTCCTCGTAGGATAGAAACGATGGCCAAGGCAGAAACTTCCTAGTGACTGCAACAGCCCTTTTGTCACTCACGATGCAAACCCCTGTATGATCTCGAAGCAGTTGCCGTCTCGCATGATGCTGAGTGCAGCGCCATCACTGGCTACCGCAACCGACTTGCACCTTGACAGAGCCTGCTGAAGATAGATTGAGTTGATCGTTACCTTGGCCTGTGCATGATTGCATGGTGTCGTTGCCCTATACTTGGCCTTGGGTGACTGATGTGTTGCTATGATCTCAGTGGAAGTAAACTGAAGTGTCACGCCCATCTGATCCTCCATAGACACAACCGCTGCTTGATTTGCAATCGTCTTTAGTTCGGCTAGGCTGGCCTCGCTGTAACGAAAGGTTGTTTTGGTCATTTCGCGAAAAGTCTTCGTCGAAGGAAAGCGACCTTCCGCTCGTCGGCATAGGAAGCTCATGTTATCCGCTTCAATGCCTACCCAACTTTCACCTATGCAGAGCCGACAGCTTATCTGCTCATCGACAATCTCTATAATAGCCTTGGCTGATTGAGCAGGCAGTAGTGCAGTGAAGGTTTCGCATTCCGATGGCACCTCGATCCAGGTTATCCTACGACCGTCTGTTGCCGTGAATCGCAAGACACCCTCTTCCTTCGAGCCTTCGATGTATACGGCGTTAAGCGCGAACCTCGTAGACTCTTTGTCGATACAATGTATCACCGACTCTAAGCACTGGCATAGCTGCTCAGAGTCGATTTGTGTGGTGTAGACACGGCTCCAGTCGCACGCACCTGGGAACTCATTTAGATCGCTATGCACTTGCAGTTCGAAGCTTGCTCGGCTATCGGTGATGCCTACCACTTTGCCGTCTAGCGTTAGCTCTACGTTATCGCCCGTCATGCGAGAGACAATATCGCGCAGGTCAGAGTAAGCCAGTAGTGCAATGCCTGGCTCCGTCGTTTCGCAAGGTGCGATCAGCGTTAGATACTGAGCTAGATCTGTACCGTGTAGGTGAATCTCCGACTCACGAAATACGATCTTGATCTTGGTTAGCACTTCCTTCGGGCTGCTGGTTGGTATGACTTGCGACATACGGCGCAATAACCTCGATAGCAGTTGCCGTGGTACAGCATTGGTCAGCATGGTTTAGAGCCCTATTGATGGAGTTTACAAAATCGAGAATGTCATCCAGACGAAATGTCACAAGCCATGGCTTATGGTTGCGACGATGGAAAACAGCAGGGCATCCTTGCCCCTTACTGTCAAAGACCGCTTGCTCGATCGCTGGGTAGATCGATAAGCGTTCCTCCCTCTTGCACTCGATATGGATACCTGGGATACCCACAACATCTGAGTCGCCAGCCTTCCCGTTATACTGAGCCGTCCTGCGAGCTGTGATCGGTAGCAGCCCCATCAGTTCCTTCGACAGCTCCAGCTCCCCACGCTTCCCCTTGTTCTTGCTCTTGCGTCCCACCGATCTTGACTCCTAGTTTTGTGGTGAGTTCGATTCCATCCAGGTTCCCACGTAGGTATTCGTGGACAACCTCCAGCTCGTTTTCCTCAGCTCGCAGTAACGCCGCCACCGTGTAGAAGTAACGATCGATTATGGTGATTAAGTTGATCACTAACATCTTGGCTGCTTCGATGGCGATGTACTCGTCGGTGGTGATGTTTCTATTTGACCCTTGCTGTTCCATGTGACACCCTTGAAAAAGTAGTACTCATTTCCCTGGATCGAAGTCGCTCGATATCCCGTAGCCCTTAGGAACAAGTGAGTGGGTAGCATAGACTCATTGACCATGATGCAGATCCGTCTACGTCGCTCGGGTGTCAGCTTGCGTTCGATCGTTCGCAGCAGTGCTTTACCGACACCTTGCCGTTGATGTCTTAAATCAACAGCCAAGCGTAGTACCTCGAACCGATCGTCGAGTAGTTCATAAATGATATAGCCAAGGATCTTGCTGTCCTGACTATCGACGGCGACCATGCCGATATTGTTTCGCACCCTAAGATACTCACGTATCTGGTCGGCGTTCATCGCATCCTCGAAGCATTGGCTTTCTATAGCCACGACCTGCGGTAGATCCGCAACAATCATCCATCTAGTCATCATGTCCATACAACCACTCCTTTTCCGTCGTGTCAGTCTAGCGTAGAGATATCCCTACTGTCAAGATAAAAAATACCGCTAGGTGGGAGTCGAACCCACGAGTCTAGTCTTGTCGATCTGTCTAAGCCGCCGACTTCTAGCGGTGTGAGTCATGTTAATCTCACTGGCTATTCGCTTAATACCCGAGTCTAACTACCAAACAACCATCATTGAGACTCGACACAGAAACCGTAGTCATAGAAGGAGGAAGGGTAACACGAAGACCAGCACCCCAGCCACCGGCCTCAATTACAATATCGCCTAAACGAATCTCAGAAACGCCCTCAACTTCTATCTCCTCCCCATTGAACTTTTTAATAATTAACATGCAGTCTCTCTCAAAATATTGGTATAGTCCGACTTTAAAATAGACACCTTAGTCTCTGATTGGGGTCTTATCTTTTAGCTTGAGATCGCCCACCATCATCGTACTTAAAAGAATCAGTATTGTTCCTGTCGATTGTCGAGTGCATCACAAGATCCTGATGATAACAGTTGATGTTTTTTGGCAGTTGTGCATTGAGCTAGATAATTAGCAAGCTTGAATTCTGCCATAGCCACGCAAGATTTTCTTGTGCGATGGTTTTCACATAACAGTACTTCGCGATCTTCGATGTAGGCTCGCCATCGATTGAAAAGTTCACCGTGTTTCTCGACGATTACTGCTGGTGTATCATTGTTGTCCTTGGTATCTATAAGCCAGTAGCTGCATTTCCGTTTTAGTCTCAATAGTTTCATAAGGAAGTTATCGTAGATTAGTTTTGCTATGCAATCCTGTTCGGTCGTGCTTCCTTTCTCTTCTTCGTGACTTATGAAACCATCAACGTAATTCATTCTCGCGTTCCTTTCAGTGTAGATAGTTCGATCTCTTCTTTCTCACTTTGTCATTTTATCCTGCAAAATTTCAAGCTTGATAATCAGCTTCTCAAGGTCGCCCGCATGTTGTTTATTTTGCGATTCTAAATTATTCAGGATTTTTATTAGCTTGTTTTTTGGTTCATTCATGTCGCAGGATAGTTGTCGAAGTTTTTCAGATGTCATCGTCTATTCTCCTAAGTGAAATTGCCGGAGCCTATCCCGGTGAAAGGCGAAAATAAACTACTCAGGTCGCACAATATCAACAATCCATTGCTTGCCGATGTACCGCACCCAGCCTCGTGCTTCACAGCCACAATATCCTTCGCCGCTCACGGACACTGTCTCGCAGCTTCTCCGACTCAGGTATTCACACAGCGACGCGAATCCTGTTTCGTTATCCGGATACTCAGTGACAGTGCGATGTTCTTTCCTCGACAATGCGATCAATTGCTTTGCTGTCCATGTGCCACTTTTGTTGCTCATTGTCTCTACTCCAAGTGAAAAAGCCGGAGCCTATCCCGGCGGTGAAGGCAAGTAAGAATCTGGTTATCATTTATAATCTTGACTCATGCGACACTGTTCACAGCAGACCGTCGCCTCATCTGTATCCGCGCCACAGGTTTCGCAACAAAACACATTTCCCTCAGCGATGTTGATCGAATCTGATATATCTCTAACCATATCCCTAGCTAATCGATCGTCATACTTGTAGTTGTAAGCAAAAAACCAATCGCGAATTCTTTTCAGAAGATCAACAGTCGCTTTGTCCATGTTGCTTATGTCCTTA